TTTGGTTCAGGTATCGTCATGAACCACTGTGTGACTTCGATGAGTAGGTACAGGTAGGTACCGATGAATGCGCGAGGGAAAAGTCGATAGGCATCGATCACGTCCGCGAATTCAAGTAACGCGTCAAATCGACTTGGGACTATTTCCTTTTGAGTGGTGTCAAACTCAACTTCTAGTTCCAGTTTCTTCTTGATTGGTGCTGGTGCTACTGTTTCTTCTGTCATTGTTTCGCCTTGAAGTCTTTCGGATCACCGTTGATCAACTCTTTTGACTTTGTTTCCCATATCCAAGGACATAGTCCGTGCACGAAAGATACGAAAGAAACTGTCCATGCTCGCCTTAGATGTTCTAGGTAAGTAAGTTCAATCTCTTTCAGATGTTTGGTCAGAAGACCTTTACGTCGTATTTTTGTTGCCATAATTCTGCGTCGTGTTCGTCGTTGACCATTGGTCGACCACGTATGTTTAAACTAGTATTTAGTAACATAGGCACGCCAGTACGATCATAATATTCTTCGATGACTTTACGGAACACCGATTCGCAATCCTTACGTACGATTTGTACACGAGCAGAACCGTCTACGTGTGTTACTGGGGCATAATCATGCTTTGCCCATGAGGTGAACTGCATATGTTCATTCATTGGGCCGTCGAAGTATTCTTCTGCATATTCTTCCAGAATGGCAGGAGCAAACGGACGGTACTTCTGTCTACGTTTGATCGTATTAACTGTGTCTTGTACGTCGTACCTTACATCAGCAATAAGGGATCGGTTGCCAAGAGCACGAGGACCGAACTCAGCCCGTCCACTAGCGATTCCACAATAACGGTGTTCAAGTAGATGATCGACAATAGCGCTAGGATCCACATCCCTTTTGATATCATACCCCGCATACGGACTCCATATTAGTTTGTCTTTTCCTGTTGCCTTTGCCCATGATCGGGCCGCTGTCCCCAAACCAGACCCCGCGTCGGTCGGAGATACTGCAATATGTACCTCATCAAACAGTTCAAACAATCTGGAGTTGATTACAACGTTCTGTGCACACCCACCAGAATAACATAACTTCTTACCATATTTAGACGCCTCGCGCATTATACTCATGATCGCATAGTCTGCGAAGTCTTGGGTTGCTCGTGCAGCGACTTTATCTTCTACAGATAGAATACGTCGTTTGAACTCAGATCGGAACCTCAAACGGTCTTGTTCACGTTTTGATTCTGAACCGCCTACTGCAATACCCATTGCAACTTCTGGTGCGATGTCTTCTAGGTTTTCATACCAGCGGATCAACCAGTCAGTGATTGCTTTAGACTTAGCACACGTCTCGTGATATGCAGAGAGACCCATGACCACATACTCATCTTCGAGTGGACGTAGACCTAGGAACTTAGTTGTGAGGGTATAGACTAGACCTACCGACTTAGGGTAGTGCCATTCTTTGATTAGATTGAACTTGTGATCCATGATGCAGGCGGTCTGCAACTCACCAACACCATCGATAGAGACGAGGACAGTATCTTCAGATGAATCCCACGGCCGTGTGTAGAATGCAGAGGCGCAGTGTGACTCGTGGTGTAAGTGGTGTGCGTCGTAGACTGACGATTCTGGATAAGGAAATTTCTCGAATGACTCGGAAGACTGGATCATCTCTGTCGTTCTACCCGTCGCATCAACTCCGCCACGCATATCAAACTTGATACCGTGGTCTTCATAGAAAGACACATGGTCCTCATCATTTATCATGTCCCAGAGTACATCGGGAATGTTCGGGTCGTTTTTCTTTTTGGAGTAACGTTCTCCGTGCGTAGCAAATTCTACTGTGCCATCTTCATTAATGATAGCAAATCCTGAGTCATGGTAAAATTCACTGTAACCTACGTATCTCATTGTTCACCTTCGCGTGTATAGACTCAAAGTATTTATAACAAAAAAAGGGGGACCGAAGTCCCCCGACATGCTACCTTGAGCGGGAATTATTGACCTAAAATATAGTTGTATATATCCTTCCAGTTACGCATCAATGGGAACTCACTGTCCTGATTGTAACCGTGTGACATCACTACAGACTCTAGACCTACCTTCGCACCAGCGACGGCATTTTCTACCTTGTCCTCTACCCATAGACATCCTGTACCTCGATAGAACTCTAGCTCTTCGTCCTTGTCTGCGCCTGTATCGAGATAGACGTACTTCTCAAACACCGTTGGACCAAAGAGTTCTTGTAGATTCTTGGTGCGTAGGTGTTGTGCGTATTCATCGTTACTGAGAGAAGTGATCGCGTGGAATACGTAACCATGTTCTTCGTGCAACTTACGAACATACTTGATTGCGTCACGCAGTGGCGGAACCTTTCGGATCGTCGCGCTCTCATTGAACATGCGACAGAGTCGTCGCTTCTCATTACGTTCTAGACCATACATGACACCTACATCATACACATCTGGATTCTTGATTACATAGTTATGACGTTTCATCCACTGTTTGAATGAGTACATCCAATCGAGTAGTACTCCATCGCAGTCTACCAAGATCACCTTTTCATTCATGAATAAACCCCCTCCTCTCTCACATCGTTCATTATATTGTAAACTTCAGATGGGGTTAGACCCTCATCATATAAAGCAATTTGTAAATTTGCCCAGTCAGGCGCATACTCCGTTCGGTACATGTAGTGTTCTACTAGATCTCTTATTGATTCTTTATTCATGACTTGACTCTCTAATGTATTTGTCGGCTCTATACACCAATATGTTGTAATGATTACCGAATTCTACAGCGGTTGAAAGATCGTCTTGATACATCACTAGACGGTACTTGTACTTTGGGTTTGGTGACGCGTCAACAGTTGCACGTCTACCAGATTTAGGACTAAATGATTCGTACATCTCTTACTTCAGAATGTCCATTCTATAACATTTGGGTATGTTTTGTCAACACTTATTTTCAAAAAGTCTAACATTTTTTAACAAGTGTCATTTGGTTGCGAGAGACTTTGCCTTTGAAGTTACACATATAAGAAAACTCTCTAATTATTTCTATGTCTCCCATTGCATCCAGATTGTATATCATGTCACGTATACCTTCCCATTCAACATTGTCATAGATGCGATACGGTATGTTTAATCGGTCACACATCACAGTGTCTTTGATCACATTTTCTGTGACGTGACTGCCATCTATAAATGCGAGATCAAACGATTGATCTTTGATTGTGTCGTATATGTCAGGCGAAGCGGTTAAGTGTACTTCTACGTTTGGATACCTGTCCATGATGATAGGTCCGAACAAACGTCCTCTAGGATGATCTGGGCAACAACTTACAATTTCGCAATCGTCTGACATCAACTCTGCCCAGTACGATGTAGAGTGCCCCGCATAGAATCCGATTTCAAGTAGTCGTTTGACCTTGGTAATCTGTATCGTTTCTATTAGAATGTCAAAGACTTCGGGCGTGTTGGGTAGATATCCCCAACCATCTTGGTCCCACATTAAATGACTCAGGTCCATTATTGTTGTGTCTTATATCTACGATCGTTCCAGTGACGTACCATATCGACTTTCCACTCACCACCCGTGTAGTGACAAAACTTTGCTTTCTCAAAGAACTCTTCTTCGGATGCGTAATGTGGTGAGTCGTTCCATGTCTGGTCAATTGTCTCGACATCAAAGTCGTGTTTCATCAACTGAGATGAGATGTAGGGTTGATCGTTCATGATGGACATGTGAAAGTCGCCAGAGTAACACCAGTCCTCCCACGATAAGAACTTCTCTCGCGCACGTAGACGCGCCTCACGCGTCCATAGAACAACACCTGTATTCATTATCATTATTTTAGAGGGTCTGTTAGGCGGCATTACAGGCACAATAGGACAGTCATGTAACATGAACTTGCTACAGAAATCCAGATAGACAGAATCTTTGCTGTCCCATGAGTTGTACCCACCGCCTGATGCAGTAACGAAGTCTGACTCTAGGACACCGTAGACATCGGCACCAGACTCCATTACGTCAAATATGTTTTCTTCGGTATTGACTACGATGTCTGTATCTGCAAATAACAGATTGTCATAGTCGTCAAAAATAGGATCTAACCAGACACGAGCGCACTCGTGTAGTAGAGAAGTAGAACAACCGTGACCTTTAGTGGCAACACGTTCATCTGAGTAGACGTGTTCTGCACCGATCTTCTTTGCGTATTGTTCGAATGATGTACGGGATATGTCCGCTACATCTTTGTACAGGGAAGAGCGTGTACCGTCCCACCCTTTGATACCACCACGAGCATCTACAGCATCACTCACAATCATGTATTGGAATATTACATTATTTGACATTTTCAAGTCTTCTCATTAGTCGTTCGGATCGTAGTCCTACTTGATAGTACCATCTCGAATCTCGACCTTCTACTGCCGCATTCGCCCAATCTTCATTTTGTAGATGAAGATACATCTTCTTGAACTTACTTAGTCTTGGTCTACCTAGGTTAAACATCATGTTAACCAAGATTTGCTGTACCTCATCTGGCCAACAGTGGAACCCGTCTCCGTATAGTACAGCACATTCGTCGATTGCGACGTTGAGGTCTGACTCGAATGCCTCGCTAACTCTTTCTTCGGATACTTTCGTTCCGACTGGAGCGCCGTACTCGCCGTCACTTTCCTTGATGAGATGTCCAACACCGAACGTGGGATAGTTGAGATGGTCGAGGTAAATCTCATAGACGACTCCTTCGTCAATCTTGAGTTGATTGAATACTGCATCACGGTTCATGATAATAGTTCTTTTATTCTTTAATGAAGACACCATCGACCATTTTTCCTTTACGGTCTTTGATATCATCGTACGCCACGGCCAAACAATCTTCAAGGGTAACTCCATTCCTTTCGGCAATATTAATCAACACGACCATTATGTCACCAATGTCGTCTCGGATGTCTTGTTGTTTGCAGATGTTGTCAGAGAGTTCACCGGCTTCTTGTATCAATTTCATGTACTGATCTTTATCGTTAGCACCATCGATTAGATTACGGGCGTGATGCCATTGTATAGTTTTCTCAATCAATTCATTAAGTAACATTATTTTCCTTACAATTTAATAGCAAGTACAGTTAGTATAGCGGCTAATAAAATATTAGTCATTAAAATTTCAATAGCGAGAATGGTATGATACCACACCCACCTTGTTTTATATGCATTAGATATCGTTACGTCGTCCGGATCTGGATCATTGATAGGATCAGCCGAAGAAGGACCAGACTTCAACCAACTAAAAAAACCTAACCACTTAAACATTTATCGTGTTATCCTTGCCTGAGCTTTTTTTAATATTAGAAAGATGGCTTTCCCAATCTTTACCAGCCATGGTCATTGCAGACTTAGTACCAGAAATGAGCTTGGGCGTTGATGAAGGAGAATGATACCTTTCCCATTGCGGGTTATTGTCTTTCCAATCATCGTATTCGGAAATCCGAAGAGTCACTTCCATGATCTCTTCGGTTTCACTATTTTTAAATTCATACTGTGGCATTATGTATCCATTCCAAATTGTTGATCACTCACTACGACAAAGATCTCACACTTGTCTCTGAAGAGATAGATCACCTCCTATCGAAAAAATTGTTGAAGAGAAACTAATATATTTTCATAATTTGCGAAACTAAAATTAGATCGATTACTCTGAGAATATATTGATTGTTTTCTTGTATCATGCACGAATCTTTGTAGTTCGTTAATATCTTGGTTCAACTTTTTTTCTGGTATCGACATAATGTACTCCTTGTTATAGTTTGTATAGTCGAATGTGAAAGTGTTACTCTTGGATCAAGTTTGGTAATGCCTCCTGTATGATTTTCTTAGTGATGTAACGGACAGGTGGTTTCTTTGCCACCATCTTTAGAACATATTCAGCGTCTTCGGGGTGAATCCCTTCTAACAACTCAATAAATTTTTGTTCGCGTTTATACGCGGGAAGTGAGTCTCCACGATTACCATGCACAAACAGGCCGAAGTCTCTATGCTTTTTTAGCAGAGTTGTCGGCGTGGATTCTGGTCTATTGGGGGTAAAAGGGGGGCGACCTTCAGGTAGATTGAACTCTAGCGAGTCATCGAAGGTGCCCCGTAAAATGTCAAGGAACGCATAGTGTCCCGAGTACTTTTTCAAAACTTCTAGTCTGTCTTCACGAGAACCAGCTTTCTTATATTCTTCGAAAACCTCGAAGACTTGAGTTTTGGGAATAACAACGTTGGTCATGTTTATGCCTTTTCAATTGGATAACAGACGTATCGCTTCCTCTCTATGAGTATTTCTTGTTTCGTAGTACATGCAAACAAGAATTGCCTTAGTCCGATATCATATTTAATAATAGTATTGCGATCTTGTCCAGTCTTTCTCTCTAGTTGAGCGATTCGACTATCTTTTTGATCTATCACCTTTATATATTCATCAAGTAACTTTGTTGTGCCGACAATCCAGACCAAAGAGCACAACAAGGCACTAAGTGCCGCTGTATATAAAGTGCGCATTCGACTCTCTCCTCTAGTCTACAATTATTTATAGACAGAGAGAGTTCTAGTCGGGTAGTTTATCTATCTTTTCTTTATCAGTTCAATAGAGTAAGTAAGTCCATTGATCTCGCCCTCAAGTAACATCCACGAAGTCTTGCGAGTCTCAATCTTAGTACTCGTAAGAACTTCGTAGTTTACGATATCGATTTGAGACTGCCGGTATTTCACCTGTCGCAGTCTCTCCTCGAGTCGTGCCAGTAGCAGGTCTACGTTCACGCAGCGACTGCCATCTCTACTGCGAGTTCTGCAGCCTTCTTCTTCTTGACACCGTTGGCACCGTACCATGCAGAGGTCATACGACCGTCAGCAGTACGACCCGCAACGTGGTCTGTCAAGTAGGTCACAGAGTTGAACGCCTGCCACCATGAACCACGACCGAACTCGGCGCCTGGTTGAGTCTCTAACAACTCGTACGCCTTCTTCGCGTTAGGTGCGAGATCTTTATATGCAAGTACCTCATGAGCAGGAGACTGTGATGGGAACAACGTGTTGTAATAGTTGATCAGCGACTCAGCGGTGAACTGCTTAGATGACAGGAACTGCGCCATCTCTTTGTACTGGTCAAACTTCTCGTGTGCGAGACCCAAGTGTTGCTTGACCATCTGTGGGTCAAACGCACGTCGGTGGTTCACTTTGATTCCGTTGTTCGCAGAACCCTTGAGCGCAAGTGTCAGAGTGTTCATACAAGTCACACGGATCGGTGTGAATCGGATGTCAATAGACTTACCGTACTCGTGTGGGTTAGAGAACAGAAGGTATGAATCAACTTGATCACCCTTCAACACGTCAAACGACTCCTTGATCTTCGCGAGTGCGTAGACGAACTTACCTTCTTTGAGTGAACCCGCAGAGTTCATCTCCATGTCACCAGCGGCACAGTACTCGTTAAAGAAGGTGAACGCTTCTTCGTTCTGACAAGGTTCCCAGTTACCACCAACTTGGGTCAATACTTTATTGTCAGACGAACGCACGAGTGCTTCCATACCGGTAGGGATCAGATCGACACCCTCTTTAGCGGCATACGTAGGGACTTTCTCGACTTCCCAGTTAACACCCGCCTTCTCCATCATCTGCATCGGTGACATGTCGTTAGACACTTCTGTACCGATACCCCAAGGGCATCCACCTACTGCGGCAGACGTTTCGATTTGCAATACATCATTCATACTCATAATTAAATATCCTCTGGTCGATAGTTTTCATACAATTCTTTGGCCTCATCTTTGAGACCTAACTCTTCAAGACGCTCCAGCATTACGCGAATGCGTTGGGCCGAATCACGACCCTTGATGTAGTAACGGTGATCGTCAGAAAAATGGTAGAACCAATCGTGGGTTGTGAGCATCTGCTCGAACAACTCTAATTGAACTTCTTTTCGCATTACGCAGACTCCCTTCTTTCACGAATATCAAACACCATTTCACAAACCAACTCACGGTCAGTAGTGTCACATTCGAAGTCGATAGAAGGACGATACTTGAATCGATCAAT